TAGCCCTCCATGCTCTCGCCGAACTAATCTATCCTAGCCATTACACTGGTCAGCTACTCGTGCTATCATAGCCCTCCATGCTCTCGCCGAACTAATCTGTCATAGCCATTACATTACTGTCATTGAATAACGTGTCGGTTCTTGTCTATGCGATTTATAAGAGTTAATCTTGTAATAATTTTTTCTTCTTGTTTTTAACTTTGACGAATTTAATTACAGAAAATTGCCCATAATAGCCAGTCGTTCTCCAGCATCCCATACCTATAAAATTTTCACCATATTCCAAAACATCACGTAACAATTCCTCAGTTACACCACCACCATCCATTACCCGCAATGTAAAAGATACCTCCGTTCCCTCTGGTACGAAATCTGACTTCGCTAAGCAGACCCTTGGGAAACCCATTGAATTCGTTAAAAGAGGTCGTTGAATTGTTCCAGCAACTTCAGGCAATCGAATCTTGGGAGGAATTACAGTAACGTAACGATTTATCCGGTCGCGCAAATTTTTTAATCCAGAATGCGATTTTATGGTTCGTGCCGCCTCCTTCAAATATCCTTTTATAGAAAATGCCCAAAGAAAATTGCTGCCGTCCGAATCTTTACTAAATACAGTATATCCCGCTTGACCTTCACCTTCCTTCGGCGAACAAGCTTTTTCCTCATCTCTCTGTTCGTCACTTAAATCTTCTGGTTGCTTACTGGCTATAAAACGGTCGAATAAATCTGGATTACTTGGTTGTGAAGCTAAAAGTGGTGCGTTGTATCTTAAAGTAACATCGTAGAGTGTAATATCTAATGCCATATTTTCCTTTTATAATAAGACTATATAACAGTAAATGAGTGCTTACGATTTAGATTTACAACTTTTCGAGATGGAATGGTGTCGTGTAAATGGCATAGAAACGGTAATGCACTTCGGTAAGTACAAAAACAAATTAATAAGAAATGTGCCGTGGTTCTATCTGCGGAAATGTCTTCTGGAATATAATTTGACTAATTCAACAAGACGTGCTTTGGAATATGAAAGATTAAGAAGAGAGCCAGATGGGATATTAGCTACGGATTTAACGCCTGAATTCAAGTAATTCCCCTAGTTCTTTTCCAGCTTCTGATAACACAATACCACCTTTACAGCACCAACAATAAGTTTTTACAGTTTGAACGATAATCGGGTCATATCTTGTTACCATCTGCTCACCTTTACAAGTAGGACAAAGTTCAGCTAACCCAAGTTCAAGTAATCTCTTCATCAATTTTTGCCTCTAATAATGCTCTAGTTAAATCTTTAATCATTTTGTTCCCAGCAGCTGCCCCATATTCCCATGTTACTCTCTTTAAATGTTCAATAATTTTAGGCGTTAATTCTTGCAAATAAGTGTCGGGATGTTGGCTTTTTTCAGGTAGAGGAAGAACGGTGGCTACTTTGGCTGCACGATTAATATTCCACTGGGCTATCTTTTTTTCTCGAATGGCGTGCTGGGCTGCTTGTAAGTCGTCGCCTGGTATTCCCGCACATTCCCTAATTTCTTTAAGAGATAAGTGACCAGCCATCGAAAAAGGTACATCAAGAAGGACACATTTTCTGGCAGCGGAACGGTAACGATTAAAAGTAGTCAGAGACATTCCCGCTTCGCGGCACAATTTCTGAATGTCTTTTTCTATTTCCGATATGGTGTCCATAAAGTGTGAATCTTTCTTCCACTTGTTCTTGTAATCGTCGCCTAGAGTATCTCTTAAAGTGCTGTCATAAGCTCTAACGAATCTTTTTTGTGCTTGTTTAATGGTCCAGATAGCCTTGCGCCAAAGTTCTCTGGATTGTTCGGAGATTGTATATTTGGTAGCTACGATGGCTGGAGGATTAATTATTTCATTCATAGTAAATGTTCCACTTTTCGTTATTCTTTTTTGTTCTTAAAAAACTCCTTAAACAACCGCACGAAGATGTCCCTTTTCTGATTAATTCACTGGAGATATTGAACACTTTTTGGCAATTATTAAACAAACAAATTGCTTGCCACATTACCAATCCTCTACTGTTGCGGCCCGCCTCCTTGACGATATAAACATAGTTATTTACTATTTGATTTTTGTAATCTCTTTTATTGTGGCTGGGCATGTTATTCAAAGTCAATGTCAAAGACGCTGTATAAGTTCCATCGTGTAGTGTCCACCATCTGTAATATTATAGTGCAAGATTGGGAGTCTATTATTTTTATCAAGGCGGCAAGTAAATCCGTGTCTAATTTATTTGTAGCCATTAAAGTTTCGGTGCTACAGGCATTCATAATTCTACCGCTTCAATAGTATCAATTGGCACTAGCACCTTCATGCCTCTTACAAGATAATCGCAATAGAAAGATTCGTTTAAAATAACTCCTTCTACTACCTCAGTGTCTTCACAAGGTACAAAGCTGACCAGACACCACATATGCTCCATTTCAGGTCCATCTTTAATCATCGGACAACAAGGAAATCCTCGCTTAACAATTTTGCCAAGCCACTTGACGGCACTGCCACCTGATTCCTTCAATTCGTAAGCTTTTTGAACTTTAGCTGTATAATCGTCCATTTTAATTATCCTTTCACCAAAAACACAAGTGCCCTTCAGGAACGCCCTGGAGGGGACTCGTGTCGGAAACCAATATTAAATATGTTACTCCAAGTATTCGTACATAATAGTTGCTAATAATTGATAATTGCCATTACTGTTATTCACTACTGTTTGACAGGATAGTATATTTTGTGTTCTATCATCTTCTAAAGGAAAATAGCCATATATTCTTCCACGTAACAAATCAACAGCTGTTTCAAAATCTTCATCTTCAGCATCAACCAGCCATACTCTTCTTTTATAATATTCCATTTTCTCCTTTCATAATTTTAGCATTTTCTTTAGTTTCAAACAGAGTTAATCTATTGTTTTTCAATTTGTATAGAGCCAATTTTTCCCCGCTTTTATTCCCTTTTTTTCTACAGCGAAGATGAACAAACCATTGGTCTTTGTCGCAGTCATATGTTACAAATGACTTTATTAAAGATGGATTTTTGTAGTCACGTTGTCGCAAAAACCGCCGACGATACGCTTTGATGCTTCTTGCAATTAATTCTTCAGTCATAGAAAATATCTTCACTGCATCAAAGATGGACTCCTCAGTATCGCCAGAAATTGCGTTATTAATTAAACGACATTCCATTTTCTCCTTTCATAATTTTAGCATTTTCTTTAGTTTCAAACAGAGAATTGTTAAGTCATAATTTTCTTGTTTCAAATTTCTATTAGCCATTTCTGATAACATTAATTCATGCTCCAAACGGTCTATTTCTTTTTGGCGTTCGCTTCTAAAACCATAAGCCCTTTCTTCTAGCTCTGCACGTAATCGAGGATAAAGTCTATCTCTATCAGCATCCCATCTTTCTAAAAGAAAAATACAATAATGTGCATCAAGGGCATTAACATTTTTATTTTTGTGTTTTCCAAATGGCATTAGCATAGAAATAGTATACTCTTAGCCTTCTAAATTACAACACGTAACGCTATAATATTTTCGGTATAAAAAAAAGACGGTCGAGAGTAGTGTTTCTCTCGACCGTCCTAAATAAGAGGTAATGGTAACCAGCCACTACCAAACCAGAAATAACCCCGACCAAGGAGTTACATGCACGTAAGTAATTATAGTCTCGAAGAATCATTTTCGCAAGTAGATTTTGAAGTTTTTTCTTTTGAAGAAGATTTTGAACAGGAAGAAAGGGATAATAGAGATTATCTCCAACGTTACATTGAAGATTACATTTTGCCCTTTAAGACATATCCTTATCATCTAAAAACTAAATATGAACTTGGTTTCAATCGCAGCTATCATTGTCTTTTCAAAAAAGAAGCAGGATACATCACGAAAAACACAGGACTGATTCGCCGCCATCTTGGCATGACACCTATTCCTGGTTGGCTTGGACTACTCATTGACGAAAATTCTCTTTATGACCAAAAAATAATTGACCATGACAATTCTTACCCAGCGGGCGGTAAGAGAATTATCAGTATTAAAAAAACCGTTCCAGAGCTTGTAATAGTTTCTCAACCTCTAGAATTCTTTCAAACAGCTAAAAGAGTCTATGATGCATTTCCTGGTTACACATGGCACATTAGCAGTCAATCGCTTGGATTACACATTAGAAAGAAAATACCACTTACCAACGTTCTTAAAACTTATCATGAATTATCCGACCAACTTAAATTAATCAGTCCAAAACTTGAAGCGCATCCTTTTCCTTGTAAAACTCTTAGAGACGAAAAAGGCACGTATGTTGAAGGAGGTAGATGTTTACGCGCTTTTGGTGGACGGGATTACAAAACCATAGCACCTGGTAAAGTTATTAGCGATTGGCGTGAACAACTTGATTTTTGTACCTATGATGCTCAAACACCATCTTTTGATTTTATTGTTAATGCGCTTATTAATGAAAAGCACACAGCATGGAATGAATACAACTGTCCTCATCTCATTAAGCCCTTCCTACATGAAGAAGAAGAAATTTATGATTGGTTAGATAAAGGTTGTCCCCCGGACATACCTGTATCTGTTTCAGTTTGCCTAACTATTAAGCAGTCAGAGCCAAAATCTGAGCAATTAATAATTAAGCAAATAGTGTCAGAACCAAATGACTCGAAATGCTTAAGTTTGGAGAAGAAACCTAATGTAAACTTTGATGTAATTGATTTAAGAAACCAAAATTACGCAAAGGGTCTTTGTAGATTAAGCGAAGTAGGTTTAATTCCTAAAGAAAATTTGCTTCTTAACATCCCCTGCAAAGATATCATTTACACCTGTGCTTATGAATTTTCTAAATACGCTTTTCATTATTTGTACCATCCTGAAGACTGTAGTGCATTTTTAAAAGAATGGCTTCTCAATTGGCTATTCACAAAACATAATAATCTTAGCAAAAGAATTATTAATGGTCAAATCGAAGAAATAGAACGACAAATCAATGATGCTATTGAAAAAGCTAAAACAGCTAATAATAAAAATGATATTTTTTCAAAAATGAGATTAAAGAAAGAAAAGGGTCTTTATAAAGAGATATTAAACCCCTTTTGTTCTTCTAAAGGTTCCCTCTCTCCTTGTATTACTTATATTAGTGTAGGAGATTCGCAACCGGAGAGAATACCTGAGACACTATTAAAAGAATTAAAAGAAAGAGGGGGACGTAAACCAAAATCATTCGTTAATTTTGCTATTGAAGTTATTAAGTTTTTAAAGAATGGTCCAAGCAATATCTCTCAAGAGACGTTTTGTGAATTCTTGGGTTATCATGACATGAAGCAAGTTAATAATTATAAGAAAAGGTTAGGCAATTTAATAATATGGGACAAAGAGCAAAGAACGGGTTATTCCAAGGGCTATAAGAGCAAGAGATACATGCTATCAGCTTTTTGTCTTTCATTTTTTAGCTAATTCTTTTCCTCTCTCCCTTGTATTACTTATTAGTGTAGGAAACTCGCAGAGAGTAATTTTAATAACTTTTGGCACGCTATTTTACTTCCCACTTTTAAGAACATTTTGAGCAATTAATTTCTCAATTATTTTTCCATTAAATTACAAAAAGCATTGCTTTTTAAATTAACGCATTTATAATTTAAATGTACCAATTAACTTTCGCCCACAAGGAGTCTGAGATGGGAAGTTTTGACGACCTGTATCCTTCTCTGTGCCGTTACTTTCAAAAGGTATTTCCTCTCGATGAGGAACGGCAAGCCCTGGCGTTAGTGTACTCCTGGCACCTGTACAAGTGCGGCAAAGCGACAAACATCCCCAGAGCCGCTGTAATCGCCATTAGGGCTGGCCGTGATTTACCCCGCCTTTATCCTCACAGTACCCAACAAGACGCAATGGAGCATTGCTGGCAAGGTGCAGGCATGAAGGAGGTTAGGGACCGTCAACCTCTTCCCGATAAGGTCGCCATGCTCAGGGAGATGGTAGCCAAGCTAATTTCTCTGACTCATGACGAACTAGAACGGAACGTAATCGACCTGATTCTTGACGGTGTGTCCCAAAAAGACATCGCCCGTCAACTTGGGATTTCCCCAAGCACCGTAATGGCTATCAAGAAACGCCTCAGAGAGCGCTGGTAAACACTCAAGGGGGAGAATCGCCCATCTCCCCCTCTTCCTTGCCTAGTAACAACGCTAACGCCATAAAAGCCCTCTCCATGTAATCTCCCCGATGTAATACAGCCCAACGCTCAGCTTCCTCCTCTGAACAACCTGTTTTACGCATCCTATCCACTTTACCTAACTTAACAGCCATATCTCTGACGGCCTTACGAAGTTCTGCTCGCATGTTTACCTCCACGAAAAAGAGCGAAAAATCATGCACTGATTATGCACTGACTATGCACCAAACGCCCTGAAATTGACAGAATTAGAGGAATTACGCATTTGTATAATAATTCGCAACTATTTGTAACAAAAGGATTTACGGTTTTTTGTAATTTGTGGTGCAGTCTGACCTAGATTTAGGCTTGTTTTTGTAACTCCAACTGTTACAATTACTTGTGTAATCTTGATGCTCTGATAATGCACTGATGAACCAGAGAACGCCATGAACACGAACAAGCGCCAGAGGTACGGTTTCCCTTGGCTACGCACCCAGGACCAATGGTGGTACGCTACCATCCGTGGACAAAAGGTCAAGATTCTTCGAGAACCCTGCACTTCCGAGGAAGTACGGGAAGAATGGGTTCGCCGTTTGAAGATTGCTGACGCTGAAGCCAAAATGAGCGCCAATCCCGTCTGGGTCATCCTCGAAAAATACCTCGCCTACATGGACAGCACAAAAAAACGCTCCTTTAAGCAATGCGTTACCCTCTTTCAGGATTTTAAAAATAAATTGGGTGACGTTTCAGTACGAAATCTAACGGCACAAATGGTGGACGACTGGATAAATCGACCCGAATGGAACCACAACACAAAATCAACGAACATTGGACGATTAATTGCTGCTTTAAATTGGGCAGCTGAACCACACAACCGGCTAATCGAGAGCAACCCTTTAAGACGCATGAAACGCCCCCTAACAACTTCCAGAGGCGCAGAGTGTCTAATCACTGAAGAAGAGTACCAGATTATTTATAATTTAGCTAGAAGCCCCTTTAAGGACGTTCTGGCGTTTATGAGGCAAACAGGGACCAGAGAGGGTAACATTGAGTACATTACAGCTGCTACAGTTAATTTAAATAATAATTGCATTCGCTTGGACAAACACAAAACCATGCAAACCACCAAAAAGCCACTGCTCATCCCATTAACATCAGTGGCCATTGAAATTTTAAAGCCGTTAATGGCTAAATTTCCAGAGGGACCACTTTTTAGAACAATTCACGGCAACGCTTACGATAGTTGCGGTATTTGTGAGCGATTTCGTAATTTACGACGAAAAGCTGGATTATCTGAAAAATTGACGGTATATGCCCTACGCCATAGCCTAGCAACTCACTTATTACAAGAAAATGTCTCACCAGCGAAAGTGGCTGTAATACTTGGGCACGCTAACACAAGGATGTTGTTCCACCATTACAGTCATTTAACTAACAACATCAAGGACATAGCCGAAGAACTAAACAAGGTTATTAACAGAAAGTGATATTGCCATTCAGTTAAAGCACGCTATAATTATGTAATGGAGATAATAAAATATCACAGATTAACCTTCTTAAGAGATTTAGGCTGGCATAAAAAAACAAAGAATCATTGGCGTCATTGTTGGGAAATGCAATGCGATTGTGGAACCATCAGAGAATTTGATGCACACAACGTAAAAGGTGGACGTTCAAAAAGTTGTGGATGTTTGAGCAGAGAAACAACTTCAAAGCGAATGTTTAAACATGGAAGAGGACAAGACAAAGCTGGAGAATATAGAATCTGGAAGGCAATGAAAGAAAGATGTTATTATTCAAAAAGTAAAGGTTATCCCAATTATGGTGGAAGAGGCATTACAGTTTGTGACCGATGGCTACATTCTTTTGAAAACTTCTTAGCGGATATGGGAGAACGACCAAGTAAAAGCCATTCTATTGACAGAATTGATACGGATGGCAATTATTGCCTCGAAAATTGTCGTTGGGCAACACCAATCGAACAAGGTAATAATAAAAGAAGAAATAATTTTTATGAGCATCAAGGCAGGAGATTAACTTTACGACAATGGGGCGATATAGTTGGATTATCCTACCAAGTGCTTAGAGCGCGGCGCGATTTAAAATGGAGTGTCGAAAGGATGCTTACCGAACCTATTAAGAAAGATGCTAACCGTAAAGCTGGACAGAAAGTTAATATACCATAATTTAAATTGCACAGAAGCCCCTCTGTACGAGCGCAGCACCTAAAACCGACCCAAGATGCCTTTTTGTGCCTTACCTCAGTGTACACCCCCTAAAATGGGGGTTAAAACATGTTGACAGTAAAACAAGTAGCCGTGCGACTCAACTGTTCCCTCTCCCTCGTCTATAAACTCATTGATAGTGAACAAATTGCCAGTATAGAAATAGGTAGGTTGAAGAGAATTACACCTGAAGCTGTGGAAGCATTTATTTTAAAAAATAGCAAGGTTGTCAAGGAACCATTAATTATAAAAAGAAAATTGCCTGTAATAACGCTACCAAAAAAAAGGTATTTAAAATGAAAAGACCAGCCAAAAACGATTTAGCTGGTCCTTTCCGCGTTTATGATTTTACATCCTATTTAGATTACAAACCCAATTTTTCCAGTGCCTCCAAAATTGCACCAAGCTTTTCCCAGGAACCAACCTCGCGCGCAAACACCTTTAGTTCATTCATCCTAGCAATCACACCCTCAACGCCCAAGGAGTCCTCCTCAGCCATCTCCTTGACCTTCATCAAATCATCCAAAGTGGGCGATGAGGATGCGACGGGTGTAATAGACCGTGGCGTGCTGGTGATGCCCAGGGACTTCTTGAACGCCGTTTTAGAGTTGCCCACATCCCCCTGGCTAAACTCCACACCAGGATAGCGCAGGGCAAGTTCCGCAAGTATTTCCTGGTTACTCTTGATGGATTTTCCTGCCGTGTGCCATTCAGTCAACAATTCCTTGATAGCCTGGCTCTTGTTAACGCTCGCAGCTGCTGTCTCCGTGACAACCTCTTCCTGTGGCACTTGCTCCGTTACAGTCCCGTCCTCAACCGCTGTCTGCTCACTGGTTTGCGCCTTTTTACGTCCCATGACTCTCTCCTTTAAAAGAAAAAAGTTACCTGTAATAATTGTAACATTTTTTTTGTAATGTCAAGAGAAAAATTAAAGACTACTAAAATTATCAATAAACTGGCATATTAATCTGACCCTCAAGAGAAGCTCCAGATGACGTTTGAATTATAAGCGAAACTACATATGATACGCCTGACGTGCCCGAAGAGATTACAGTTTCCACCAAAGGTGTAAGAATAGTTTGTGTGCCAAAAGACAAACCAGGAGGAGTTGAGGTAATACTTGTAATGGCTGTAATCGTATCACCTGCTTTTATTTCATCCCAATTGCTCCAATCCCACTGATAGTTTCTTAGGTCGGCAGCAAATTTCGGTACATTTGGAATGGGTAATACTGGTAAGCTCATGTATTATTTACGAGGCACTACCGTAATATTACGAATTCTTGATGGCACATTAATATACTTTTTACGAATTGGCACAACAAAGTGAGTTTGACGTGCCGGAACAACAAATTCACGCCTACGAGGAACAACCACAATATCTCTAATTCTGGATGGCACAATAATCACCGTGACACCCGTAGGATGAACCTGAGATAAAGTGGCTGTAACAATACCACCTAAAGATAATCCTCCAGAAGCTACAACACTATAATTCGTACTGAGATTAACCGTACCACTTAAGCCCAATCCTCCAAAAGATGTGTAATTGTAATTCGTACTGAAATTAACACTATTACCTAAAGATAATCCACCAGCGGAATTATAACTGAAAGTAATCTGTTTTAATGCAGCATTTTTTATAAATAGTCCGCCGCTGGCAGTGTAAGTATAAAACGCTTGCACTGGAGCAGAATTATTCAGACTTAAACCGCCCGAAGCAGTATAAGTGAACCTATCCTTGACTATCGAACTATTACTTAAAGATAATCCGCCAGAGGCATTATAAAGATAACGTGGTGTAACATTAGCAGAACCACTTAAAGTTAAACCACCCGAAGCATTGTAAGTAAAAGCAGTAATCGAATTAGGTGAAGAGTTACTTAAAGATAATCCACCAGAAGCTGCATAAAGGTACTTCGCTATTACAGGAGAAGTATTACCTAAAGATAACCCTCCAGAAGCCACCACATGAATAGGGATGGTGGTACTAACTCCAGCAACACCAGTTAACGATAATCCGCCAGAAGCAACATACAAATAATGTGGTACAGCAGAAGAACTATTACCAAGAGATACCCCGCCACTAGAATTGTAAACAAAGGGTGCAAGAACATTGGGCGAACTACTGCCTAATGATAAGGCACCTGAAGCCGAGTAAGTAAACGATGATTGTGTAACTGATGCACTATTACCTAAACTTAATCCACCAGTTGCATTATAAGTAAAAGATGATGGACCTTGAACCGAAGCACTAGAACCTAAACTTAATCCGCCTGAAGCATTATAAAGATATCTTGGTGTAACGGGTGAACTATTACCTAAACTTAATGTTCCCGAAGCATTGTAAGTTACCGTCAAGGAAGCAGAAGAACTATTACTTAAAGATAATCCACCAGAAGCATTATAAACATATTTTGGAACAACAGGAGAAGTATTGCCTAAAGCCAACCCTCCCGAAGCAGTGTAAAGGAATGCAGAAGGAGCAATAACTGACGCATTACCACTGAGAGTTAAACTTCCTGAAGCATTGTAAATATATTTTGGAACAACAGTAGAACTATTGCCTAAACTCAAACTACCACTAGCAGTATAAGCAAACGGTGATTGAGATGCAGGCGAAGAGTTACCTAAACTTAATCCACCTGAAGCTGCGTAAGTAAATGTTGTACCGTTGGGAGTGAATGTTACCGATGCACTATTACCTAAACTTAAATTACCACTTGCCGTATATGTGAAAGAACTTTGTTGTTGTCCTATTGATAATGTCTCAAATGCTACGTCAAAATCACTGCCATTCGTCTGCGTCCAAACAATACCAATCTGATTATTAACTACCTGATTGTAGCCATCAATGTTATTTCGTGTTGCGGAAGAAAGCTCTAAACCTTGCCAACCACTCCAACCCGAACCACTCGTCCATTTGTTATACCTGACTACATTCCCAGATGCATTATCAATTACGAACAACCAAACATTAGAGCCGTCCGTTGCCATAAATAAACCAGCAGCTGGCTTGGCAGATTCGCTCTGAATACTATCACCAGCACTCCAACTCGTACCATTAAATCTACGATGAGTGAAAGTGGAAGTGCCATCAAAAATTACACAATGGACATCACTCGTCGTTCTTGCTACTGCACCAAAGTTATTAGGGTCAACGCCAGAAGAAAGATTACTCGTAAAAACATTCGCCGAAGCTGACCAGGATGCTCCAGTCCATTGACTCCACAACACATTGGTCATCGAGTTCGCTTCGGTTGTGCTGGCATTCTCACCCAAAGCAAGAACGTTACCGCCACCCGTGTCGAATGCAGCAAAGGCATTAATAAAATTAGTGACGGAAAATATTTGCGTTGCTGCATTAAATCCTGCCGTCCAGCTTGTGCCACTGTCAGTATTTGTTGACCTGGAAGCGTAACCTTTACCAACTGTGGCACCTTGCATATTTCCAAGGTCAACAATTGTATTATTGGAGTCTATAACAGAATTACAACCTCCAGGGAAAGATGATATTGAGCGGGAGGGGGAAGTACCAACAACAGCCCAAGACCCCCAGGTGATTGACCCGCCAGAAATTGTCGCCCTGGCGTGTTGATTTTCGTCTACGGTTCCACGACACAACATGGAACAATGCACGACATCATTACTAGAAATGTTCTTGTAGATAACCCCTAAAGATTCTCCAGCGTTAAGGCTAACGTCGGCATTTGCAAATGCTCCGCTTGCTGTTTTCGCTGTCCAATTTACACCATCAGGAGAACGATAAGTAAGGACCGTCGTATTGGAAGTAGAACTGATATAGAATAACCACCAAGCAGCGTCATTGACTGCCCAAATTAAGTGAGATTGTGTACCTGTTCCAGTTGGGGAAATTACTGTACCAGCGATGACTGAGCCAATAATAACTGCGTTGCTACCTAATGGCGAGGAACCACCAACTGCCAAACCACCAGAAGCCGTGTACGTAAACGGAGCAAGTACCAGAGAAGCAGGCGACGAATTACCTAAACTTAAACCACCAGAAGCCGTGTAAGTAAAGGTTGGAATACTCGAAGTGAATGTAACTGGAGCAGTACCACCAAGAGATAAACCACCACTCGCCTTAGCAATAAACTTTGATTTTGCTGTTGCACTATTACCTAAACTCAAACCTCCCGAAGCAGTATAAGGGAAACTGACTATTAAAGGTGTAAAGGTAACATTTGCTGTTCCCCCTAACGCTTCGCCTCCCGAACCAGGATTTACGTCAGCAGGACGAATCGCTAAAGTTGCAGCACACCAATTGCTGACCGACCATGTTCCATAAGCGGGAGGGTCTACTAGGGTAGGATTGCCTACTAGAGTCACGCCAGCTAAAGAACTATCTTGAGTGTCGTTCCCCGTCCCCTGAATCAAGTTTAGCCATCCCGTAGGAGCAGTAATAGAGGCATCGTTTACGCGATTAAGAGCTACTGCCAACATCCAAGCTTGAGGAGTTGAGAAAGTTATGGAGGGACAATTAGGAGTGGTGCCAGTGCCCGTTGTGGTTGTCGGCGTTGCATCTTCAAATACAGTTGTATCAACGCCTCTTAAACAATAAACGCCGTACACAACGACATCAGCAAGATTACCCGTCCCTAAACCGATAACTTGAGTATCTGGAGTTGCGCCCATCACCTTGCGCCAGACACCAAATATTCCGTTAGCCGTTCCTGTGCCACCAGACGTAAAGGGAGAAACCACGGTAGTGTAAGCACCTAATGAATCGCCTGGAGTGTATCCTGAATTTGCAGTGGAACCGCCAAAAAGATATACAACGTCGCCTTGCTGTAAAGTTGGCAAAGTTATGGTCACGTCGCCACCATTTCCCGCATTACGAGCTATTGCCCCACCATTGACTAAACTTATTGCCATATCTTATTATTTAGTAGGAAAAGAAAAACCCTAGGAAACCATTATAGATATAGGGGCAAACTATTTGAGGCAAAAAAGTGGAAAGTAAAAATTCAGCAAGAAAAATGCGAACCCGAATGCGAAGAAAGAAAGCATGGGATATGAAGATTCTGGGTTATAATTTGTCTGAAATTGCGCTTGCTACTGGTGTTAATGTTTCGACTTCATGTAGAGATGTAGAACATGCCTATCAAATTTGGCGCGAAGAGATTCAAAACACGACCATTGAAAAGCTGGCTAATATTACCTTAAAGCAATTATATGAAATTATAAAAGCATTTTTGCCCAAGGCGAGGGAAGGGGATGAAAAAGCGGCTAGGGTCGTGCATAGTACCATCGACCGTATCATCCGTATTACTGGAATGGAAGCACCAAAGAAAATTGAAATTATGCAACAACAGTCCGAAGAAGAAGTTACTGAGGAATTACAAAAACTGCTTAACTATGAGGATATTAAAGCTTGAAAAGTGTCATGATGGTTACATTATTGATATCCATCCAGGCATTATTATTGTTGAGAAAGATTATTTAGGAGACGCCTTATTGTGCTTTATTAATGGTAGTTTTTATCCTTATAAGTGTAAATTAAAGAAAGTTAATATAGATAAGGGCTTATTTTATCTTGAGGTGTATGATGCAAGTGACCGAAACAATTGAAGTGAAAGACTGGCTTATCGAGAAATTACAGTCCATGTTAACGGAACTTCAAGCTGAAAATATCAAATTACGTGAAGAAATAACTCGTCAGGAAGAAATTGCCTACCAAGGTTACGAACAGGCATATCAAATGTTGCTTGAAGTAAGGGGAATAAGAGAAGTGGCTCTTGAAAATGCCAATGCGTGAATTATTAAAACGTGCAATTCAATCTAAAAACTTTAAGGCGTTACAATTAGCAAAACAATTGGCAACGCCTTTAAATCTTTTTGAACCCCGATTAGATGACGATGCGCAACTCGACCAACAAACAAAATTTTTTAATGCAACTCACAATGGTATTATTTGTTGTTTAGCGGGAACGGGTGCCGGCAAATCATACGTCGGCGCAGCTAAAGTAGCCAAATATTTAAAAGATACTCCACCACCCGAAAAGAATACACCTTTTTGGATTCTCAGCGAAACAATGCCAATGGTGACAGAAAGCCTATGGCAACAAAACTTAGCCAACTTTATTACACCTGACCAAATTGAAGGCGTTTCTTGGTACAGCGAACTAGCACAATTACCAAAAAAAGTCATATTAAAACCTCATGCTAACGGCAACAATTACGTGATTGAATTAAAGAGTTATGACCAGGGTAGAAGCGCATTACAGGCACGTAGCATTCGAGGATGGTGGTGTGATGAACAAGTAAGGGACATGAGTATTATAACCGAATTAATCGGACGAACTCGTAAATGGTCAGCCCCGCTACAATTATACACGCTTACTCCGGTCGAACCGGACTTAACGCTGGAAAAGTTATTTGAAGAGAAAAACCCGCTTTATCTTTTCTTACGCATGAATACCCGTTGTAATAAAACTCTTGACCCAGAGTTTATTAAAAATATAGAAAAAGCCGAAACTCCCGAACTAATTGAAACTCGTCTGACAGGTGCTTTTGCTGTTTATGAAGGTTTAATCTATAATTCATTCGGTAAGGAACATGTCATAGAACCTTTTGAGATAAACAAGAATTGGATGAGGATAAGAGGATTTGATACAGGACACGTTCACAGCACCGCTTGTTTATGGGCGGCAATTGATTTACAAGGTCGTTATTACATTTACCGTGAATATAACAAAAACAAAACCAGCGTCGAAGAACACATTAAGGAAATAAACGACGATTGGCAAGAAGTATTAGTGAAAGGAAACACATACGCTGACCCTGCCAATGCTGCAATTTTAAATGAATTTCGCATACGAAATTTTAATTATACTAATGCCATTAAGGATGTGGAAGCAGGTCATGCCAGTGTAAGAACCTTGATGGCAAAAGGAACTGATGACCGTCCCATGTTACAGATTTTTAATACATGTCAACAATTGATTAGCCAAATACGTTTTTATACGTATGATAAGAAACGGTATGGCGAACCTGTAAGAGAAAGCGAACAACGCCCACAAGACCTCACGGATTGTTTAAGATATCTCTGCCATTCACAAAAAGTTCTCACAACTCAACGCTTAGAACCAATTAAGAAGATAGAAAAGAAAAATCGTTGTCCTTATTGATTATTCATTTCCTCTACCACCGTTAAAAGCATTTTTCGTTTCTTATCATTCTGGCACAATTTGTTAACTATTGTAATGATATGACGACGTTCTGCGTTCCAACTGTGCGGTCTATGAAGTTTCTCCCATGCTAATTTGTGTTTGGCTCGTCGATATTGTTTAAGGCGTGATTCTATATTCATAATTGGCTCCTAACCGCCGCATCCTTTGCTTCCAATAATTTCCTCAATGATACAGTCACTTCAGGATTATTACCAATTACAGCAATCTCGTGTGCTAGGTCGTGAAACTTTTTGGAGACAATTTGTAATTGTTCAGGCAGATGTTTGTAATCAAAGTATTTGAGGACTTGTTTAATTGCTGGATTAAGATTATCAACTACATTATTAATTACATCGCCTTGATTATTGTTCTTTTGATTGATGTTCATTCTTCTCCTTGCAAGCCAATTTTCTATTTCATTTCGTAATCCGTCCTCAACCAAGCGAGTAACGGAAATACATTCTTCTTTGCTAATCGAACGTGCATATTTCAATAAATCAGGGTTTAACCTGTAATTAGCACTTATTTTATGTTTCTTCATTGAACCTCTCTCATCAAAAAAGCTAATGCCATCTTCATGTATTTTTTCTCTGGCTGTAACATGAATCTAATGACATGATAACCTGGTTCGTCTTTATTTGCGCCTGATGGTATCCATATACTTTCTGTAATAGTGGTATCAGTTATTGCTACATGAGGAAAGCTGAAATCAATGAAAACTTTCGCATCGAGTGGCGCATACTTTAATCTTTCCATAAGCTCTCGAACCGTTAAAGCAATCTCTTGATTTTCTTTCCAATTGTCGATTGTAATGTCCATCAATCCCCTTTTACTATCTGAGCAGGCTTTGTACCAATAAAAGTCTCCCACTGTGTCATGTGTATACCTTGCCGTTGGTATACGTCTGATTGGACTCCTGCCTTATACCACCACCAGGACAATAATGCCAATACAACAAATAATGCAACTGAGGCACAAAATACACAACACCCTTTTTCTTTCTCTTTACTATCCATTCAGTCCCCCAATCATAAAGATTCAAAAAATCTCTTCCAATCCTGACCAACTCCCCGCCAACTATACTTACTCTCAACCATAGCCCTGGCATTAGTATACAAATCGTCACGCTTAGCAACATTATCAATTAGTGTTTTGGTGGCGTTATACCAACCTTCGCCATCACCTGGTTTAACTAATAAGCAAGGAAAGTCATGATAGGGTTCCAGGTCAGTACAAATGCAAGTACAACCAGCCATCGTATATTCCAACTGTTTCAAGTTACTTTTGCTACGATTAAAGGGTTCGTCAGTTAAAGGACAAAAAGCAATATCACAGTCCAAATCAGATAAAGTTTGGGCATATTCGCTAACGGTTACAGGTGGCACGTAACCAACACGACCTTTGTAACGTTTGGCTGGAACTGCAAAACCAAATGTATTACCTTGAATTCTGACATATTCGCACATACCTTCAGGAATGTCGCCCATAAAGATTATTTGAATTTGGTCGCCATATTCATCAAGAATTCGCTCTAATGGTGTTACTAGCTGGTCAAGGTCGCGAAGATGACAACCACTACCAGCCCATAGGAGTCGAATCTTATCATGGTCTTTAGCTGGTTTGGGCCATGCTTCAGTATCGAGGAAATTAGGTAATACAACAATCTTATCTCCATTGACGCCCGTTTCACTAACAATCACGCTTTTCAGATAATTAGTAGACACCATGATATGTGATGAACATTCAGCCATATATTTGTTCATGGACTGATTTTCAAAGCGGTTATATTGTGGCGCACAAGGATTCCAATGAGGAACGTGAAAAATGTCATCATCCGTCTCCCAGAGGATGATTTTACCTTTCATTCTTTCCATTTCGATTACATTCAATTGACCAGGACTGACTAACCGATGGTAAACGTAGCCATCGTAATTAAAATCATTGGGAGTGGAATAGAGGTCAATATCAGCTACTCCGTCTTCCTGTAAGTGACCACCAGGTAGGAGAGAACGATAAAAAGACTGCCCTAACATGTCTTCTGTTTGGAAAAAGAATCTTTTCTTGCTATTTTTATTCATGGTATAATTATCATAGTGCAAAACTAACTATTACATGTCAAACTGGAGCAAAAAAGAAGCAGCGACACACTTTAAAGTGTCTGCAAGTACCATCACAAGGTGGGAAAAATCTGGCAAATTAACAGCCGATAAAACGCCTGGCGGACGTAAACGCTATGCCATGCCAGCTAATCCCATGAATACGCCCTTTGATAGAGGCAATAACTTTTTAAATGAAAGTCCTTTTTTAAATAATATTTCCACTATTAAAGAAACGCCTACAGGTAATTTTTTAGAATATAAAATCCCTCCTGGTGGTGGAACAATCATCGTACCAGCCGCCCAACAATATGCTGGTCTAATTAACGCTTTTCGTCACTTCTATTTAAATCCTGACGAAGCTATAAGAAACTCTCGTACCAATGCGCGAAACATGATGCGTAATTTAAGCATTCGTACACCATTACAGGCAAGAATGTTAGCTACGGCAGAATTAGAAGGACATGTAGAGCCAGAGGATAAAACTGACCCCGAACAATTAAAGGTAGCCAGTGAAATTCAAAATATCATTGATTGCGTTCCTTATTTCTTAAAATACAAATATGCTTTACTTTATGCTATTTGGTTTGGTCGTTTTGCTGTCATTAATAACTTTTATTGGGACTGGCGAAAATCTTTTAAGCGATTGATGGTTAAGGATTGGACTCCAGTGCAAGGTGACTCTTTGGAATTTAAATACACTTCCGAAGATGTAGGTATTTTGGTTGGTATCTTCACAGGCGCACAAGGAACCAAGAAACTAAGCACTCAACCTACAGATGTCAGCAGGGCACACGTTTTAGGCGATACGGGCATGGAAGGAGGTATTCGTCAGTTAGCTTTCCACGAACGAGAAGCTTTGGTTCTACATCAGCACGAATTGATGCCTGGTGATTTCTTTGAAGCAGAGTCCGCAGGTGGAGTAAAGGGTCTTGGAATTAGGTCAGTATTATATTGGACATGGTATTTACAGAACGAATTGACGGGTTGGTTAATTGAGTTAATGGAACGTATTGGAACGGGATTAACCATTATACGTTATATTCGTAATAATTCAGAGAGTTATAATGCTGCTAAAGCTATTGCAGAGAGTGAATCGTTCCAAGGTGTTTTACTATTCCCGAAAGACCCCAGCGACCCAAAAAGCACTGAGGATATTGAAAGGATTGAACCAAGTCCAGTGGGTGTTGATAACTTATTGAAGGTCTTGGATGATTATTTTGGTGGACAGATTCGCCGTTACATTCAGGGTCAAGATGCAACTTCACATCCTACTACTTCTGGCATGAATAGTGGTGTAGGTCAACAACATGGAGAAACTTTCCATCGTATTGTAAAGTTCGATGCTATTAATTTACAGGAAACGATTACGCGAGATTTGGTTAGTGTTATTCAAAAGTGGACATTCCCTGAAACGAGATTTTACTGTACTTATAAGTTGGTAGTTGACAAGAACGACCCAATGGAATGGATGAGCGCGGCTAAAAATGCGTTTGAAATGGGTGCTGATTTGGATGAGGAACAGGTCAGGAGTGTTTTGGGTTTGAATCAGCCACAACAGGGTGACAAGGTTTTAAGCAAAATGGCACAGCAAGCTTTTAATTTCTCGATGAACCCTAATAAAGAAAACAAAGAAAAAGATAATGATGAATAAATTAAAAAAAGATTTTCTGAAGGAGTATGCAGATTTAGTTGACAAGTATGGATTGGCTTGGTGTTACGATTCGGGTTTTGGCACACCTGATGAATTATTCCAAGTTGATTTCGACGACGAAGACACTAAGGAATGGCTGAGTGATTTGTATAATGGAGAAATTACACAATTAACTCTTTCGCATTATAGTGAACCCTTACTCTAATAAGGATGAATCGTAGCATCTCCTTAAAACGCAAAAAACCTGGACCCACAAAGTCCAGGTTTTTTGTTTAGAAAGAATGCTACTTTAATTATAGTAACTTACCGTAACTAAAATATGGGAATTGAATATTTAAATAACAAAAAGTTTGAAGAGGTAATTGCTACTTTTAAAAAAGCCAAGCATTCACGCAAGAAAAAGCCTGAAGCTTATCGTATAGCTGAGAATGAATTGGTAGAAGCATTTTACATTCTGGCAGGCAATATTATTCGTGCCTTTCATTTTCAGTTGATTGACGACGACGACATGTTACAGGAAGGCGTCATGATTTGTTTTGAAAAGATTGATTGTTTTGACCCTAATTATGTTTCTGCTTCGGGCATTCGTAGCAAAGGTTTCAATTACTTCACTACTTGTATCCTTAATCATTTTCGCCAACAGTACCGTACTGCCAAAATGTACAAGCAACTTAAAGAACGCTTTTATGATTTTCTCACCAAGAATAATACGGATTTTCTAGTTAATTTGGCTGCGGAAAAATTAGGCTATCACGATGAAGATTAATTTATTTTATCAAAGAGAATCATAGTATCTTTGTTTCCGTCCCACACAGGTTCCATTTCACCTTTAATGTGTTTTATATGTAATTGTTTGATGACTATTTTCCCCATGCTTCCCATATCCAGTTCTACATTTTCTAAAATCATATCGAGGTTAATGTCAATTGTTGGATTTTTGTAGGGCATTAGATATTCCACTTCGCCTATGCCCAAAAAGCTTTTCGGGAATTTTAATCTCATATAACCATTAACAAATACTTCAGACATTTTTAATACTCCTACATAAATAATTACACTTTATAGGAGTAACGATGCCACTGGATAAGTCAGGTTCTAAAGAAGCAGTAGGAAAAAACATAAAGAAATTAACTGGTGAAGGTTATCCACAGAAACAAGCCGTGGCTATCAGTCTGAACCTAAAAAGAAAAAAAAAGAATGCTGCACCTTCGTCGGGACAAGTTTCCACTCCTGGCGGCACCAACACTTCCGTAGCGACCATTGAAGGTAAGAAGAGATATAGCGATGAAGATTATATTAATATTCGCACACCTATTTTTGATGAACATGTAGACGAAGATGGTGAAGTTTTTGACGAAGCAAGATTAAGGACGATTGCGGAAGCTTGTAATAAAAGAATTGCTGAAAGTGATGATTTAAGTCCTATTACTTTGGGACATACTTCCGATAATCCCGACGATAAACAACCTGATGTTGTAGGTGTGGCGGACGAATTCGGAGTAGAACCCTTTGAGGATAGGACAGCTATTTATTCGACCTTACACATTCCCAGGGAATTATGGAAGCCAGAATACAAGTTTTATCGCAAGAGTATTGAGTTATGGGATGACGGTGTAGTGGACCCTGTTGTATTGGTTAGTGAGAAGATACCCATTGACAGTATAGCAATATTGGGTGCCGTCAGACCACTACGAGATTTAGGAATGCTAGGAAAAAATCAAAGCAAAAAGTATAGATACTCCAAGACAGTAGGAGAAAAACACATGACTCCAGAAGAAATGTTAAAAAGTTGTGTCGAAGCAATTCAGGCTTTACCTGAGATGGCTTACCTTCGCGAGTTGGTTGAACAACACAAAAAGGAAAGTTATGAAAAGGATGGCGTGGATGGTGAACACGATAAAGAACACGTTGATGTTTACGAGAAAGATGAAACGGAACATGAACGTGAAGATGAAAAAGATGAACTAAAGGATGGCGAACGTCATGACCCTAAAGAGGAGGAAGAATTGTCGCCAGCAAAGTTACGCTACCAGTACGACCAATCGCTTCGTCGTTACTCCAAATTAGCTGAAGAACACAAGACTCTTAAATCCCAAGTTGCAACTCTTGAACGTAAGGAACGCATTGCCGACCGACGTGCAGATTTGCTTGGACTTGAACAAGAGGGCATTGTTTTTGAACTCGCGGAAGAACTTGAAACGGTTGCCGACCTGGATGCGAAAAATTATACAAAGCATGTTGAAAAAATGCGTAAGCGTTATTCTCGCGCACCAATTGGTGTTCATATTGTTCCAGCAGAAAGAAAAGACGCTGAGACCCAAGATAACCCTTATGACTTAATGCTTAAGACTTATGAAAAAGTGAACAGTAAGGGAGGTAAATAATGGCTCGTGCAAATTTTCAAGCTGGTGGAACAATCAACACCAGCGTCTTCGTAACACCTTCCACAAGTGTTGACAACACAGTTAATCAATCGGTGAGCGGCGACCAACCAATTGGCGTTAGCTCACAATATTCTAAACTCGCCCCAATTCCGGGTGCTACTTCCGAAGCGGCTGACGTTAATGACCCTATTATGGTTTATACGCCTAATGAGGTTACACTATTAAATGCTACGTCCGCAGGATGGACTGCTGGAGATTGGTTGAAGCCAGATTTAAATGGTAATGGTGTAACAGCAACCTCTGGCGATTTTTATGGTGCTAGGGCGTTAACCACTATGACAGGCTTAGGTTTAGGTCGTGTATTGGTTGTAATAGGTAAAAGATAAGGAGCTAGATGGCCAATAATTATACTTTCCCAGGAAATGTTAATACTTATGTACCGACCTTAACTGAAGGTCTGATTATCGAGTACAGTCGTAATCCCGATTCGTTCCCGATAGCGCAATATATTGATTATCGTCCAGTCGATAAAATGAAGGGCTACTATGTCCGCATGAAAAACGACCAGCAGAATCGTTTTATCAATTCTCAGGACGCAATTTGGCCTGATGGTAATCCAGCCCCAGACTTACTTTATGGTAATGATCCATTCGAGTTCCCACAATATTCTTGTACTCGTAGAGCTTACACGAAAAAGATAGGGTATTTGAGCGTAGAGCAGGGCAGTTGGGACGTACTCGACCAGGCGGCACGATTGTTAGCTATGGATGCTATGACATTCCGTAGTCGTCGTGTTCACACTACGATTACTACCACTGGCAACTACACTGCTGGCAATAACCTGGCTGCTGTTGCTACTGGCGGTGCAACTTGGGCTAACGCTACTAGCACCACTCCATCTATCCGCAAGACGCTGATGGCCGCTGCAATTCAAATTCAATTAAACACTTTGGGAAGTGTTAAATTGAAGGATTTGTGTGTTGTAATAAATCCCAACAATGCTAAAGTAATCGCGACCAGTCAAGAATTTATTGACTTCTTGAAACAAAGTCCAACTTCGCTGGCTGTGTGGATGGGCACCGAACAATTCGTGAAGTATAACATTCCTCCTGAATTATTCGGATTGAACGTAACAGTAGATGATACAGTTTATCAGAATAGTCAGCCATCTTTGACGAACACTCCTACTGAGGTGTTCTCCTTCCCTGATAATGTGGCAGTTGTGATGACTAAGAAACGAGCTATTGCACCAGCCGCAGGACCAGCGTTCTCCTCTTACAATGCTTTCGTACATGAAGATTTAAGTACCTTCGTGTTTAACAATCCAAAGGATAGATTGTACGACTTGCAGGTTGTGGAGAATGTTGATACGGAGACTTACTTTGCTCCTGAAAGTGCTTGCTATATTGCGACCAACAGCTAAAACAAATTACACTATTCAAAGACCCTTCAGGATTAATTTTCTGAAGGGTTTTTGTTTTACTTGACTAAATATTACATGCCATACTTAACGAATGCTCAATTTTTGATGTCTTATGATGCCCGTTCTACAGGTGATTTGGTTAACGACGCTGGGATACGTGCAACTCCCAATCAGTTATTGAATGACCCTGTGTTGAATGAGATGATATCGCAGGCGTCTGGTGGCATCAATCAGGCGGCGTTGATTGGTGGTCGTTACACAGTGGCGCAACTACAGGCACTTACAGGTGACGATGCAGCAATTTTAAGGAGATACACGGCGAAATTAGCTTTTGTTTATTTGTGTAATCGTCGTGGCATTTATCCTAAAGAGTTTACCAGGGCTGAAGAAGAATCTAATAAGTTTTTGGACCAGTTAAGGTTGGGTACGTTAATTTTCAATGTGGCAGGAGATGTAGCCGATGGTAATGCGACTATTAATTTTCCGTCAATGGCTGCGTATCGTGGTATCAATCAGTTACGAGATGCTTGTTCACGTGCCTTTGTGACCCGCCGCATTCAGCAGGTCGAAAGCAATTAACATGATAGGGACGTGCGAGTATGAGTACAACGACGAGGCTGAAGAACTTCGTCGTTGCCTAATTTTAGAAATTGTTATGATGATACAGCTTTAAAAATTCATTCCAGGTCGAAAGCAATTAATTTCACGGTGAAGAAGCGGTCGGGCAATAGCTCATAATCAATTACGTTTTTTTGTAATTCTTGCAGGTATAATATTATTGCCTCCTCAATAGCTTCTCGAAAATCCGAAATTAATTCCTCAGTTGCAGCATTCACTGCGACAGTAGTTTCCCTGTTTACATTATAATTTGTATCCCAATCAATTGCTTTCTCAGTTGCCCAAAAAGATGCTTTCAAAGTTCTATATCCTAGTGTCATAATTCTTCGTAGCAATCATTCGTAATTATTTCTATTCCTTATTCATCATAATCACCTACTATTTCTTCAAGGTCACGCAAAATAGGTGAATCGTCGTAATGTTCTTCAATTACCTTTTTTAATTCTTCCACCAAATTTTCTTTGGTCTTTACGGGCACATTTTCCTTTTCTTTAAAAGCATTTTTCAGTTCTACTACGGCTTCCTGTATCATTCGGTCAAACCAGGAGTTCATCGGGTCGTGAGTTAGTTGTTTAACGATATTGTATTGTTTATTGCCCGTATACACCGCAATTCTCAATTCATTACCTGGCATTCGGTAATCCAAAGGACTATACTGATTATCACAAACCTCTACTCTAATCCACATAAATTGTATCCTCAATTATAGATTGTATTATCAATTGCTTCCTCAGTGGCATCTAAAGTTGCATGATTAGTTGGACTATTAATTACTTCCCAGGTTGCATCCAAAGTTGCGTTCAAAGCCTCTGATACAGTTGCTTTCCAAGTTGCATCCATTATCGCTTCCAAAGTTGCATCTTCGGTTACACCACTAATTGCATCCTCAATTGCATATTGTATTATCAATTGCCCCCTCAATAGCACTATTGGTTGGATTCACAGTTGCTTCCCAGGTTATACTCACAGTTGCTTTCAAAGTTGCATTCTCAGTTTCTTTCAAGGTTGCATCCTCAGTTGCATTCAAAGTTGCTACCCACGCTAAGTAATAATTTCCAGTCTCTATTGCAGTTGCATAATAATTTGGATGCTCAACTAACATTTGCATTAAACGCCCCAATAAGAACACAACCACCAATTAGGATATTCATGAGGTTTTTCAATATTAAGCTCTTTCATGAATTTGTCAAGTCGCCAATCTTCATTTTCAATAACAAAATTTTCAGGATGCAAAACTATGGGATACCCTCTCACAGCCCTCCAATGTTTCTTTTTTAAATAAACGTAAGGTATCGCATATGAACCAGAACAATGATAGCCAACATCGCAACCAAATTCTTCTTCGATTTGTTTTTGTAGATTATGCCATGCGTCTATTTCAGTCCCATGCTCACTAATCCACTTTTCTCGCAATGGAACGCTCTCAGCCCAACTTAACTGCGAATAATCTGGATACGATTGCCAAGGATTCTGGTGCCCTCGCTTTTCGAGAATTATAGTCGTCCATTCTTCATCGCCAAACAATTTAAGCTCATCACTCCAAATATAACCGTAAAAAACAGTAGCATCTGTTGACGTGGACATTACACGCACCTTTTCAATTCAAAGTTTTCATTTTTGCCTCGTTCTCTCCTAAATACTAATAGTTTTTGCGATAAAAGCAAGAGGAGAGGCATGAGTTTAATTTTTCATGTGAACGGTGAAGCCAGTATAATGTCAGGTTCTGGGGCTGGCAACGCATTAGAAGAAGCTGGCGTTTCTGTTGATGGCGTAGAAGTCGAAATTAATACAAAATATCGTGAAGTATTCGTTGATACAAATGGTCCGTTAATTCCCGGCGATGTACAATATTTCATCCAGGATGCAATTATTCAAGCTGATTTGATATGGTTTGACTGGGTAGTTCTTAATAAGTGGCTTATTGGCGCTCCTGGACTTAACGTGCCTCTGGGTACACAAGCTGCGGCTGGCAGTTTACTTGTACAACAAGGATTAACGAAGCGCCTCGTTGTAAGAGCTACTCCTCAAGGCTTAGCAGGTACAGCGGGTCTTACAGGTCAAGAAAGTTGTTGGAACTTCCTTAACTGTTACTTACTTGAACCTGCCGCAATTAAGGTTGGAACTGTTTGTAATCCTCTTAGACTGCGTTGGCGTGCTATTCCAGGCTTCCAACCATCTAGCACATTTGGCCTTCAATTGTGGAACCAATCGTGTGTCTGATGTTAAAATAGTCAGTGTTAAAACCCCTCTTCATGAGGGGTTTTTTATTTTACGGCACTATAATATTATTATGGAAGAGACAAAAAAATTAGAACGTCACATTTATCGTATCACTATTGGTGCCAAAGAGTATCGTAAAGACCCGATGAGATTACACGCTAAAATAAAAACGTGTTATCCCGAAGGTTTTCAATTACAAGCTGATGTTAAGCTAATGTCTAGTGCTTTAACTGCCAATAAGCCAGAAGCTTTGGAAGCAGCAACCCGCATTTGTAAATATGCCAAAGAGGTTTTTGGTTTTAAAGATATTGAAGACTCTGAAGATGGTGTCACAGACGCTGAGGCAATGTTACAATTATTCCACTTCACGAAATGGCTAAATGAGGTGCAGCAAGATTTTTTTACTGGTCCGAAACCGCTAACACCTACGGAATCGCCGCCATCCAGCCCATAATTGACGAAGAAGGATATCGAGCAATTGTTGGATTGTGCTTAAATCAGCATCGCTTCTTTTTTAAAGATTGTTTGTCGATTACTTTGGGTATTGGTGCTGCTTTTTCGGGCAAAGTACCGCCTGAGTGGTTTCAAGCAATTATGGCAGATAAAGACAAAGCTGAAGATGTGTCTAATAAGGTTCGTCAAGCGAGAGAAAGTAAAGGCGATAAGGCAGTCCGCAGGGCTGTTGAGCCATTATTTTAAAACCACCACTAAATACAATAATGCCAAATTATTCGACTATTACGATTGCTGATTTACACGAAGTCCTTGAAAAGATTGAGGGACATTTATCGAAGCAGGAACAAATCCAGCAACGTGGTGGTACTGGTCGTGGTCCTACTGACCCTTTTAGGGCGTTTAACCAGTTAAATAGCAATTTACAGAGATTAGCACGTGGTGATTTTCGTGTTTTGAGCGATTTGCCACGTTATTTGGTGGATTTGTCACGTTCTTTTGCTTCTAACATACCGCATATCGTAGAGGGTGTTTCTTCATTAGGCAATCTTCTTAACTTTTTGGGTTCCTTAATTCGTGGTGCTGGGCTTGTTGGTGATATCGCTAATATTAAAGCAATTTACGATATACCAAAATTAGCCAAGCTTGGACTACCCACTAACAAAAGCGTCGATGCGTTTATTGATGTTTTTGGCAAAGAGTTTGGAACATATATGGGCATGGGTGACCAAGATGCTACCCTTATAGCAGCCAATAGTTTCTTACTTGAAGTTTTCAATACTTTTGGCGCAAAGGGATTGAAAAGGTTTCTTGACACTGCGAAGGAAGCTGACGAAGCTTTGCAAATGCCAGCAGGGTCCATCCCCGTTGAGGAGATGTTTGATTCTGCGGGCAATCTTTTAAAAATAACTCCTTCAGGTAAACTTGAACCAGTTAAGGAGATATTTGAATCCGTGATTGAAGATGCATTCGCGGACATGGACAGTTCAGACATAATTCATGCTTTTGAAGATGCTCTTGCTCAAAGAAATTTGCCCGACTGGATGATACCCGAAACGGTAGAACCTTTCATACCGCTTTTAGAGCATCGAGCTTTGCCTTTGGGTCCGTTTCAAAATGTAGCTGGTCCATTTTATTCTGACAAACAACAGGAAGCGTTAGCCAATTTATTATTTCAACAAGACCAAGCCACTCCTACGACCCAACAACAACAGGAAGCGTTAGCCAATTTACTATTTCAGCAGGATGAAAAGGATGCTCGTAATAATAATACCGCTGCACTGGCTAACAAGTTGTTTAATCAGGATTTAGCCAATGACTTGTTTAATGCTGATTTGGCTAATGATTTATTTAACGCTGATATGGCTGGTGAAGCAGCAGGAGGAGCAGGTGCAGCAGGTGAAGCAGCAGCAGCAGGTGGAGGATTCCTCTCAACTTTGGGTGAATTTCTAGCCATCCCAGGGGTAGGTGAGGTTCTTGCAGTGGTAGCCGCTGTAGCAACCGCTGGTGGGCTATTGTTGGGACTGCCAGTTATTATCAAGGATTTTGGCGAAGCCCTGTTAGATTATCAGAAGAAATTTTCTGAATATTCTGGGGAACTGTTCGAGGTTTTTGCAAAATTTGAAGTATTTAATATTCGAGAATCCATCAAATTAGGAGGAGCATTAGCACCTAGTGCAGGTAAATTAGAAGCATCGCTAGAACGCTTAATTACAACACTCAATCCTTATTTAGCTGGTATTTTAACAGTGGTCAACGAAATTGCCTCATTCGCTGCTGATGCTATTACGGAGTTAATTAGATTCCTCGAAAACCAACTTGCACCGATTATTAAGGCAATATCTGGTGGTACGATTGATATTCTAGCATTACTAGAGGACTTCAGGAACGGCGCAGGCGACCAGAAGATGACCGAATATCTTGACCGTGTTGAAGACGGTTACAACAAGCGTGTCAAGGACGGCCGTCAGGGCTATCAGGTTCCATCGGGCAGTTTCTTCCCTACTCCTGTGTTACCTTAATCAGGTTTGCATCTTCAGTCGCATCCCAAGTTGCAATTTCAATTGCATCCTTAGTTGATTCCCTGGTTGCACGTATAATTGCATTATAAGTAAAATACCAAATTGCATCTTCAGTTGCTTCTATTACATTCCCAATTGCATTCTCGATTGCATATTCAGTTGCATTCGTTGCTCTCACAATTGCTTTTGCGGTCATCATGTTACCTTCCTTAATCAAGTTTGGCTCTTTTCCATCCTTTGCCCGCATTATAGCGAATATCTGGGATTGGATAGACCAACGGGATATCTTCTTCAACTGGACGAAAACCAGGAGGCAAGGGAGGTGGCTTCTTGTAGGAACGACGAGGCAAAGGAGGCGGCTTCTTGTACGGACGACTAGGTTCTGATTCTGGTTCTAGTTGGTACTTTTCTTCTAGGTTTGACTTTACATCATTAATATAATTATTGAGCATTATAATACTACAAATTTTGCACACGAGACTAGTTAAAAAGAAAAAATGCATTTTTGTTCCCCTTTCGCTCAGTAAGGCTTGGGCAAAAATTGACAAACTACACATTCGTTGACAAAATACACAACTTTTTACTTATTTTAAAAATAGATACTCTAAAGGAGAATATATGGCTTTAGTTGCTTCTCAAAGTGGTGATTTATTACTTTTAAAATATCTCTTGAGCTTTCAAACCAATGTGAACGCTAATCAAGAAATGCATTTGTATAATAATAACCACACACCTACGTCCAATGACGTTTTAACCAATTTTACCGAATCCATAGCATCTAACTATACGGGTGTAATGTTAGTTGGTGCTGCTTGGACATGTACGACCGCTGGTGCTGCTGGTGCTACGGCTTCCTATGCTCAGCAGGCTTTCAACTTCTCGGCGGCTGACACCATCTACGGATATTTCGTGACTTCGCCGAACAAGGGAACGTTACTGTGGGCGGAACTCTTCGTAGGTGGACCTTTCACCCTTCCATCTTCTGGAGGCTCAATCCAGGTGACCCCGAAGCTCAGCTTGACCTAATTATAGCAAGAAAAAGGACCGCATCAAGGAGCTTGGGCAATACCTTTGATAATTGGTGGTGCCTGAGCTTGTGCGGCAGAAGTAAGCCCCTTGACGAACTTGCTGGGGATAAGCTCACTCTGACCCAAAGTCTGTGTCGTGTAGGGGATGATGCCACCGAACAGTTTGACGAGGCTTGTATCACCGATTGCATATTCGTAAATGCCTCTAACACGAAAACAAGGCGTGGAATGGTCAGCCTCATAATCAGCACTTGTCCCAATTATTTTGGCGTGACATAAAGTTTCATTTGTGTCGCCAGAATTTGGGTCAGGCATGGTTGGAAGGTCATCACATTTTTCAGCCGTCCAATTTACTATTTTTCGCATGGTCGGATTGCCCAATACAGCGATAGACGATTTGGTACTAGAGGAAGAACCTTGTGGCATTTGCGCAATATGGAAATCCCATGTGTAATCAATGTCCATAGTATAATCTGTCCACCAACCTTTAATAAATTCCGCTGCCTTATAATTGCTGGCAGTATTAGGCATAATTTGCTTGACGACGGTAATAGAACTCGTAATAGGCGGTGCTTGTGGCTGATTGTTATTCCCAGGTGACGGTATAATGGTAGTTCCATTAATTGGTGGCGCATCTTTGGGCGTATTTTTAGATGGATTTCTAATCTCTTGATAAACTGGACTTGCGGTTAAACATGGGTCATTTATTACACTTGCCAATAATATTAGCCCAGCTGTACCACGTTCGCCAGGGTCTGGAACCGTCAATTGTCCATTGGGAATAGCAATATAAGGAACCGACATATTATCCCATAAATTTCCTGCTACTTTTTTATTAAAGACTTTTATGGACATTTCAACATAATTCTCATTGATTTTGTCCTTGAAAGTGCCGTCACGAATAATTTTGCCAGCAGCTTTAAGTGTAGGCGAATTTCCCCTTAATCTTTGTAATATTACGGTAATAGCCATTTGTGCTAAAGCCGATTTTTGTTGATTTTTGCTTGACCAGGCTCTCACAGTGGCTTCCTCGAAAAAAATCACGCCTTTGTTCGTTGTTATTTTGTAATCACCATCAAACTTAGTTGCTGGCGGGAGTGGCATTGCATATTGTTCTCTATCTTCAATATTATAATCAATTCTTAAACCATCAGAAGCCAGTGCATAATCGCTTTTAGTTCTTAAAAATCCTGTCTTTAGAGGGCAACTTGCGGTAATAAAGTTACGCCAAATATCTGCTCCTCTGGCTGTAAAAGCGTCAGCGCGGAATTGCATCGTGCCTTTACGGGTATAAGTCGTGTAAAAATTTTCATCTATGGAGACACTATCTGCCCAACGATTGCTGGTAATAGGATTGGGCGTATCACCTGTATTTAATTCATTTTGGCAACATTCGTAAAGCCAAGTTGTAATTGAAAAATGAACAATCCAGGTGTCAGGTTGCATTTGTATAGCGGAAAAATCACCTGGTTCAGGACCATAATTAGCATCGACCGTCGCATCTTCAGGTCTACCTATCACGTCATTAGCGGCTTGAGGAGATTCCAGGATAGTTAAATCATTAGCATAAACAGGGTCTACTTCCTTGATAATTAGTTTTTGGCGTTTTTTGCTAAGACATGAACGTATATTAACGAAACAATCCCCAGGTCCACCAATAAGCAAAGGCACATTTTGTCGTGTGCTGGCTCTATTAACGATAGGTTCTAGAACGTGATTCCATACCGCTTCTATTTCGATATCATAGCGTGTCCATTTATACTCTATCCCATCATCAGTGTACTCTGGCGTTTGTCGGAAGGTCAGAGTTTTAATATCTGTAAAAGCAATTCCAGCGTATTCTAATAGGTAAATTTTAGTCTCCTTTTATAACCTTATTTAGGGACTGGCACATTACTTTTGCCGTTATCGTAGATAGGGTAAAGGTGAATAGCATCCCTTATTCTTTGAGTACATTCTAAAATAAGGTCAGCGACCCAATTTTTAGGTAATATCTTTCGGTAAACTAATATTGGCTTTTTATTGCTCATGATATATTTAACTAATTACTCTTCTAAATATTACACTATGGCAATACCATTTACAGGCAGTACGAGTGCCTTTTTTAATCGAGTTGGATTTATTGGTCAGGTAATAGCTGACCACACCGCATATAAAAATGTCACTTTGCAAAACGACATTAATACGTTGTTAACAGGTTTTATTAACGGCACTATCGACGAAAACATCATTGACGGCATTGGTCCACAGTTAACCGCCGAACAACAGAATGATGCTTTTTTACAATTTTTGCAGATTATAGCTCAAAATATTGCCAATACGATGGTTACACAAGATAATCCCCAATTATCTTATACTAATGTTATTTTGTCAATTAATCAAATATTACAACAAATACAGCAAAGAGGACTTACAGTACGACCTTGTTCTGTAACCACTTCAACTTCTCCTGGACCAAATAACGCAGGAAATGGTGTGGTTGTAGCGACTCCTTATCGTAGTGATGGGCTTATCCAACAAAATGCTTACCAAGAACACCTCACTGTAGCCTGCACCACAGATAGCGTTTCTGGTGCTATTTTAGGTGCTGAACAATTTACCAGTACAGGAGTTCAACAAGAACCAGATTTACTAGCTTATGATTTTCCTCAAGGTTCTGGTTCGACTATTAATTTAACTGCAATTCCACCGACGAATGATACGAATGGTAATGTTTTGACTAATTCCGATTTTGAAAATTGGATTAGTAACGTGCCTAATAATTGGGCTATTACTGTTGGTTTAGCTGGCACACAAATTAAAAAAGGTACTCAAAGTTATTCGGGTTCATTTTCTTTACAATTTGCTGGGGATGGTGCGACCTTAGCAGCGATTGAACAGACTTTTAATAGTTCGGCTGGTACTTTGGGCGTTCTTAATTTCCAATCCCTTTATGCTTTTAATTGCTGGATAAAGATGGATGTAACTCCGTCCAATGGTCAATTAGAAGTAGCTTTAGTGGACCAAAATGATGTTATTGTTAAGGACCAGCAAGGAAATAATAATGTTTATACGGTCAATTTAAACACGATTGGCCCGAGTTGGACACCTTTCAGCGGTGCTTTCAGAACTCCATATGTCCTGCCAACTAATTTAAAAATTCGTATTAGGCAGAGTATCGCTATAGACAATAATAAGAACTTATATGTTGACCATTTAGCTTTGGGGCAGATGGTTCAACAATATGCAGTAGGACCATCTTTAGCTGTGTTTTCGGGTTCAAGTGCTTTTTATGTTCCTGATTATTTTACGGTTAATGTGCAAAATGGTCGTGGTACTTCGGGTACTCTCTCGACGTGGCAAACATTACTTTATCGCCTATATCAAAGGGACGATTTAATTTTCCCTTATGCTGCAAGTGCTGGAAGTGAAAATGTGTCTGATTCATTAATTTAAGGAAAGTATGGCTCTACCTGTTAGTACGTGGATTGACCAGTTATTATTACTTGTTAAACAGCAAATAATTGATAATGCGAATCAATTTGATGATAATACTGTTATGATTTCGGTAAATCCAAACTTTCTTCAAAAGCCGCCCTCTGACCAATGGATTTTTCTGACTCCGACGCGCATTCAAGTTGACCAGCGTTTTGTGGCTGGTGGCGGCAATGATGCTTTATATTTGCGAGGTGGCTTTATTCTGACTTTATGGTCTAGATTATATTTAGATACTTCAAATTCTGATGAACAATATTTAACAGACCAATCGTTAGGTGTTATTGCTACTGTAAAGCAAATTATTTATGCGTTACAATTATTTCAGCCCAAGGATTCAGCGGGTAATATGTTAATTGTTGAACCAATGAGGTCTGATTGGATAGAATTTGATAATAGAGATTTTGAAGGAGTGGGTTATGGATTGACCAGATTAGGATATTCTTTGAATTGGTTTATTACAGGTGTTCCAGTCAATTATTAATGAATTTTTCTTTTTTTAGGTTCACCACAGCAATTTTCGGCAGGATTGGGGCGTGTAAGCGGTCTTTTAGGCAATTCTTCTAGCCACTTTTTCCGCACCGTTTCCCCTATTTCGCCCTTTAATTTGCTAAGAAAAAAATCATGACCTAATAAAGAACGGCGAAAATGAGGACACCATATCGTTTGACCAGCACAATCACACCCATTTTGTAATAAGTCGCTTTCCATATACTCTTATACTAGTAATAAATACAGGTATTATGTCATTATTTGAGTTATCTTGGAACGGCGTTATTTTGTGTTTGGATACTCCTGAAGCAAGGGCATGGCAGAATAATTACATACCTTTGCCTTCGACACATATCACCAATCCACCTACAGTTAATAAAACAAATTTATTGGGATTAACGACACCTATAAAACAAACAGAACGAAATCCTGTACGTGTGGGTGAAATTACGTATCCTACAGGCGCTTCACGTTGGATGGAATTAAACTTATTAATTACTGAAACGGAGAAGAATCAATTAACGGTTGGTGGGATTGGTACGCTTAGGTTATTACAGGATGGCGGTTCCATTATAATTCAGGATGTTTATTTAATTTCTTTACGACCTTTAAGTCCTTTTACGCCAGCACTATATTTAGCTACCTTTGTTGATGACCGTTATTTTTTCCAGTATTCAAATGCTAATAATCTGACCATTACCGAAACTTCGGACTGGACAACCTTAATTAATAATTTAGCAGGTATCTTAAACATTGCGATTAATTTCGTGTCACCCATTGAAGCAGTATATGCTCAACCTCATCCTCAAAGTGATTTAACATCTCGTTTTGAAAATGTGGCTTTTTTGCTTGATGCGTGTTTGATGAATGTGGGTCGGGTGTTAGTTCGTAATTTGGATGGTTCTTATACTGCGCAACGACCTGAAGAAGCTAATGCCACAGTTACAGCAAATCTGGCGGCATCAGGGACTCCATTAGCTGGCGGTAACGGACTTCTAGCAATTTTGCCGAAACAAGTGACCGTATCTTTTCCTCAGCGTAATATTTCTGATGGTACGTATGTGAATCCACAAGATGGAGAGAAGAATAATCCTCATCATGTGCCTTATTTGCGTTCTCAAGGTGATTGTTCGTCAATAACTGTGCCTTTGGCTGGTGGAGTCGCTGGCACAAAAACGATGCATACGACTGCCGAAGCTTGGGTAGCTGGTATCGTGCAAAATCAAGGATTGGTTTCTGCATTAGCTCAGCAGTTGGCAACAGATTATTTTGGTTGGGCATCAGATACTTTAGATGTTGTTTATTCATTTTATTTATGGTCTCCTGAAGGACAGCACGATATTTGTTGGTATTGGTCAGAGGGTCGCTGTAATACACGAGTGATGCGCTCGCCCTATAATGCAGGTTTTGAAGAGTTTATGCATCACTTTCTTGCACCGCCAGTATCGTCATCGTCGGCGTCAAGTAGTAGTAGTTCGTCGGCGTCAGCTTCTTCGGCATCGGCTGCGCCGGGTAATGGTGCTGTGGTGGTGCAACAAACGACCTGTCTGCCAAATGCGGGATTACAGGTTAACAGGGTTACTCTTACTGGATTTGTAATTGTTAATGGCGTGCAGGTGCCGGTGAACTTTAACACAACGCCTTTTGATTAATATAATAATGATATATCCTGATTGCCCTTGTTGCGCGACTTCAAGTAGCTCCAGTAGCTCTCAAAGCTCAGCCTCCGTATCCAGTGCGTCCAGTGCGCAGTCAGGGTCTCAACAATCAGGGTCTCAACAATCTGGTGGTTCACAACAGTCTCAGCAATCGCAACAATCTGGTGGTTCACAACAATCTGGTGGTTCTCAACAATCTGGTGGGTCACAACAATCTGGGTCTCAACAATCCAGTAGCTCAGCAAGTGGTGGTAGTGGTGGCGGCAGTGGTGGACCTACTCCTCCACCACCTCCAGGACAGCGCAAATATTACTGTTTACAAGTGCCAGTTTCCTCAAGTAGTAGTAGTTCAAGTAGTGCTAGTGCAAGTGGTGCAAGTGTAAGTAGCTCAAGTAGTGCGCAACAATTAATCCATACGCAATGTTGTTCCAATGGGTTGCCGACTACACTACATGTTTCAATTACAAATAAAACTGGTGCTTGTACCTGTTTACCTGATAGTTTAGCGTTAATTTGGGCTGGTGGAACGACTTGGAATAATCCAAATGACTCTTGCGCTTCGCCACAATTTGTTTTAATCTGTCAGCAAGTCGGCGTATGGCAACTGACTGTACCAACGGGAATCCCCGCCAATCCCTCTACGCACACTTGTAATCCCTTTTTATTAGTTTTTAATGGTTTCCCGTTTCCGTCTTATTGTTTAGGCGGTACGGCAACCATAACTATAACGGAGTAATATGACACAACAATGTTTTTTCCTCACAGTTGACGAATTAAGCGCATTTTTAGCAGCAGGTTATACTTTAGTTTCAGGAGGCTATGATAATGAAAAAGAGTGCCAGCTAAATTGTGGTCAGTTTGTTGAAGGAAGTAGTTCTAGTTCGTTAAGTTCTTCTTCTGGTAGTCAAGGCGGCGTAAGTTGTTCAATTTGCCCTGGAGTGCTAATACCATTTAGTTTAACCTGCAATATTCTAGCAGGTGCAATTGATGTTTCAGTTACTTTAACCTTTGACGGCGTTAATGCTTGGAAAACTTGTCAAACTGTAGGAACTTGTGCTTGTGGTGGAATTGGGCGTTTTGGTGGCAATGTTTTATTTACCGTCTCTTTAACTTGCGATGCTCAGGTTGGTGCATGGAGGCTTAATATTGCAAATAACGTGTCCAATTATTTTCCAGTCCAACCTATACAGTGTAATCCCTTGTCGATGACCTTTAATAATGTGGACCTAACTGGGTGCAATGGTGGTGTTGGCACTGTGGGTATCGTCGCAGGTTAACTATTATATTATTATGCCACGACCTTGTAATCACCCAGACGTTTTAGTACCGGGTCAACCTTACGTAGAAGGGGAGTGTCGCATTTGTTGGCTTTGGTTTAACGACGACCGATATTACAAACTTTGGGAAGGACAACCACGACCTGCTGATAATACTGTTGTTGAGCCAAAAAAAGGTTGTGGTTGTGGAGGCGGCAATAGGAAGGTAAAATGAAATTTGACCGTATTGTATGCATCAATTTATTGCGCAGACCTGATAGATGGCGCGAGTTTAATGACGAAATTAAAAAAACAGATTTTGAAAATATAAAACGCTTTAACGCCTACGACCACAATAAGCTGGGCTGTCCTGAATGGTTTACAGAGGGAGGACCGGCTGCGTGTTGCGCTCGTTCTCATTGTACAGTCCTCGCTGAAGCATTAAACGATGACGTGCAGAACATTTTAGTATTCGAGGACGATGCATGTTTTAGAAGCAATTTTAGAGTGAAGTATGCTGAATTTTTGGAAAATTTGCCAGAAGATGCGGATGGCGTTCGTTTCGATGGTGTTTGTTTAGGCGGTCAGCATATTTCAGCACCAGTAAGAATCAATAAGCATGTCGTGCGTTGTACTAATACGCAGCGTACTCACAGTTACTCGGCCAATAGAGCTTATATGAAGGCACTGTTGGATTTGTGGCAAAGGGTGGATAGTCATTGTGATTGGCATGTGGGTGAGGTTCAAAAAAAATTCAAGATTTATGCTCCTGACCCTTTTTTGTGTGGTCAATCCCATTCTCTCTCAAACATCAATTATCGTACCAATCCTAAAAAGTTTTTCTGTCCTCCTAATGGCGATGAAACAATTTTGGTTTTAAAATGTAGTCAAGAAGAAATTAACGAACTAAGAGAAAGTTACAATGTCCATTTGGGATACACATTAAATTCACAGGGCATTGACGCAGGCTTGGTAGATTCTTTCAATGACAAAATTAAATTAACAAAATGGATTGGTGATTTAATGTGGGAAGTAGCAAGTGAGGAAGAATGGACTTTGGGTCTTTATCATCCTGAGTTAGAGACGCAATTAGTAAAAGAATGTTGGACTGGACCTGTTCTTGAAATTACATCCTTGCCCCAAGCCGTAGATGCTTTATTACGAATCCACGATTATTCTCTCAAGCCTAAACACTTCGTAATTATGGTTGAAGATAAAAAAGTGTTTGATGCGGTAAAAGATAAAGTTCATATTGGTAATTGGATAGACCCTATTACAGGACTCGATAATGGTTTAAGGCTGTATACTATGGGAGATGCAAATTGGCGATTAAGTAATATTATACACACGTTAGAATATGAAGCAGTCGCAAAAAAACAAAAAGCATGTCTGTATCATCCTCAGTTAGTTTTTGACGAAGTGCGAAATAGTACAGATTACGATGTGAAATTGTGTCATACGGTGGAAGAAGTGGAAGACTTATTAAAGCCTCCAGTAGCTTCGTAATCGTAGTGAATTACAAAGTTTGGTTTCGCGTACTCACCAAATATTTTACAAGCTTCTCGGTCATAACAAATAGCTGCATCGGATTCTTTTTCAAAACGTCCAAGATAATGTTTTTTCTTATTGTGCTTTATTTGCGCCTGCCATTTATTTTTGTTTTTGCTCACACCTTTATATTTAGAAGTACAATTTGGGCTTTTGTTTCGATTGGCATTATTTTGGCTTTGGGTGGCAGGTCGTAAATTCGTACTGAGATTATTGAGTCCATCACCATCTACATGGTCAGCCCCCTTTCCTCGCAATAACGAATGTAAGTAAATGATTTTGCCATCCATTGTGGTGGCGGCGTAAAAATTTAAATAATATTGTCCACGATAATGTACTCTTCTGGCATACCAGTTATAATTTCCAACGTTGAAATTGTTATAATCTTCTAAATCTAATTTTGCGAATAATCCTCTACTTAGCGGCACATACACAATCCCATCCTCAATCACGGTTTCAAAGCGGTTCTTTTTAAGCTTATTTCCCATACTATAATAAAGTAATGGACACAGATTTTTCATTAATTCTGGCTAGTCGCGAAAGAATCCCACTATTGCGACAGTTTTTACAATCCGTACAAGATACGACTTCTGTTTTATCTCGTCTTGAATGCTTTATCGCTATAGATTTCGACGATAATAGTACAGTTTGTGAATCGGGAAAATTAATGCGAGAATATCCCTGGCTACGCTTTTGTTATTTTAACCGACAAACCAACTTTACACATTATTATAACACTATCGCCAGACTTACTAGCGGTTCAATTTTATGGCTCCTAAATGACGATGTAATTCTAACTCGCAAGGGATGGGACACGGAAACGCTCAACCGGCTAGAGGAAATTAAAAAAGAATTTCCTGATGGTGCTGTTGCTCTCGCCGGTAAAGATAATCTCAATGCAGGTTATTTTTGTTTTCCGTGCATGACAAGACCCGCATATTCCGCCGCAGGTTATTTGGTACACGTTGAGAACACAACCAGCTGTCAAGACATTCATCACCACGGTCAATGGAGTTCTGCTGGTCGATTAGTGTATTGTCCGTCATTGGAGGTATTTCACTTTAGTCCTTGTTGCGGTACACGAGGTAATGATGCAGTTCACGATAGGTATAGGGCAATCAGCAGGAATAATGTGAGTAGGGCGTGCATGGAAGGAGAGGGCAACAGAATCAGAAATATATTGGAGACACGTGCAAATAGTTAAATTAACGAATGAACTTGATGGAGATGGCTGGATTGTCAAGAGGGTAGATTGTATTTTGGAGCGGGATGAAGCACTACCTACCTATGAGGGCTTCTACTTAGAGAGGATAAAGAGACACTGGACTGATGAGACCAATCCCAAGGTAGTAGCATTTTTACTTTTTAAAGAATGTATTCATTAGTTCACTGAACAAACGCTTTAAACTTTTTTTGAAAAAACATTTTTATAAAAATGAACGCTCTTGATTCGCAAAAAATCTATGGTATGATTTAAGTGCGACTCAGACGGCGAAAGTAAAAATTCACGAACCCCCCATATAGCTCGTCTGGGTCGCACCGATGACGATACATGCTATATTGGGGGGTTTATTTTTTTAAAGGAGAGGAAAATGGAAGTCACAGACTCGGACTACTATGCCATCTTTGTGGATGAGAATGAAATCGCGAGGTGGGACTGCGAGGGGGAGCTACTCGCCTCGTTTAGGGAGCAACTCAAGATAGCAGCTGAAGAGCGCTATCCCCAAGCCACCATCCATTTTACGTCAGCAGATAAGGTCAGCTACATTGTGGCTGAAAATAATTATGAGCGCTTGGTTGGTTCAGGCGATGATGTAGAGTACGCTCACACGCGCTGGCTACCATACTCGATGTATGAAAACGCCTTTGATGACGCATGAAATTTTCCCAAGCCTGAGGAAGAAAGGAGACCAAAAATGCAAACGAAAATGAAAAAAATCACCCCTTTGGGACAGCAAATCCTGGACACTATTCTTGATGTGGTAGTACGAGATTGCCACATGGGCTTCATCGGCTGGAGTATTGGCGAAACCAAGGATATCACCAGCTACGTAGCGCAAAAACTAAACAAGCCACAACGTTCGATTGATGGCGGACTGACTCACCTGATTGCAAATGGCTATTTTTCTAACAAGCATGAGGTTGATGGCGAAGGTTGGGACGTGCCAGGTCTGCTTGGTCCCAGGCACGAAGCTTGGCTCGCCTATACTCGATGGAATGAACAGCAGGCACTTTTGGATAATAGCGAAGAGAGTCTCGAAAGTTGGGAAGAGTGGGATGGTGTCGATGGCACAACCATTCCGTTTATCTACGATTTGCCTAATTGGGAAGGAGATTAGAAAGAGCCGATGGACGACGATACATGGCACGATACACGGCAGAACGTAGACGACCTTCACTATTCGATGTTTACCGTGGTCAGTGCAGACACAATGCGAGAGATAGACGATGCTACAGTCCACCTATTCTCCGCTGAAAGACTCTGGGATGTGTTTGTCAGTGCGCACGGGTTCTTAGATTTGTAGGAGATTACCATGACCGAACAATTTTTTCAGAATATGCAAGAATTACATCAAAAAGTAATTCAACACACAGCAACAAATGAAGAACAGGCAATTTATCGCCTGTATCTGCGATTTGAAAGAGTAATTTCGCATATGGGTCTTACGGTGGCTCAAGCGGTAACTATGTGCCGTATGCCTCTCCAAGAGCGAAAAGAAAAAATCGACAAACTAGATAATCTAATCGCTGTGGGCGAGCAAATAATTGAAGAGGAGCGAAATGGACGAGAGAACTAACTTGGTCGATGATTTACAATGGGAGAGTGTTAATTCTGCAAGCGGATGGATACGTAGCTGCGCATATGATGACATGTTTGGGGAGTTACTTGTAGAATTCAAGGACGGTGCCATTTGCGTTTATGAAGTTGATAAATCTCATTTTATTAATTTAGTAAACGCTCCATCTGCTGGAACTTATTTACACTCTTCAGGCATTTACAATTTACCGTATTACACGCTTTAAGGAGAAAGGATAAAATCATGGCTCATCCTTCTAATGCTTGATTCTGTAAAAATTTTTGGTATGATAATAGTGCGGTTGGGAAGAAAAATCAAAAACAGACCCCCACGGTCTGACTATCCCAACCGCATTGGATTAGTTCAGATTGGTGGGGGTTCTTTTTTTTTGAAAGAAAAGGAGAAAGAAGTGTCAACGAGAAATGAAGACGAGTGGCAGGAGATTGGCGACCATATGCTCGACCATATGAGCCTGCCTGAGATGATTGAGTGGTGCGCAGATAAGCTAGAGAATAATATGTTCTTTGAAGTGCTGAGCCTCCACTACGCCCTCAACAAGCTGCATCAGGCGCATAATGTCGGTGTATTGCGTGAGGGCGAGATTATGCGCTCTGCCCATCTCGTTATGCGTTGCGAGAGCTTTCGTAGATTCGTGGAAAAACTGTTCCCTGAGATTCCTATTACCTCTCCACAACAAGAAGAAATGTCCACTACGCCTATGTGTTAGTGGGTTTTATTTTTTAAAAGAAAGAAAAAGGAGAATCGAAAATGAAAAAGAAAAGTCTAAGTCAAGCTACCAGAGAGCAGATTATCGAGTCGCTCGCGGAATATTTCAAAGAAAATGTTACTGATACTGTCGATTTCAAAGAAGCGTTCGCCGAGCGTCGCTATGATTTGGAATGTGAAATCATCGACGAGATGACGGAAGAATATTCCGATGGACTCGATGTGGCGACAGATGATGAATTACTCCAGGCGCAGTCCCAACTAAATGTTAAAAAAGAGGCATTAGAAAGTAGCAACGATAAAAAAACCCATCAGGTTTTTACACCTGATGGGTTTTCCCCAACGCACTACTCTTCGTAAGGTCGCGTACTATGCTATAGCATTTCTACGATTACTATAAAGTGCCACAGCTTCACACTCAAACTATGCCCCACACTCAAACTATGCCCCACGCTTGGAAATCTACGCGCTCCATGCTTTCGCGTTTTTTGGCTTAAAACAGCTATCCTAGCCATTACACTGGTCAGCTACTCGTGCTATCATAGCCCTCCATGCTCTCGCCGAACTAATCT